GCAAGATTGACTCAGGCATTCTTGCAACCTTTAGTGATGTAAAAGTAAATGACTTGGTTAAGAAACTTAAGGACAAAGACTTTCCCGAAGTACGTAAATGGGTCGTCAATAACCTGGATAATGATACTTCTGTTTTATTGCGTCGTATTTACGATGCTTGTTATGATTCCATGGTTCCGAATAGTATTCCTGCTGCTGTGCTTACTCTGGCTAAGTATCAGTATCAAATGGCATTTGTGGCAGATCAGGAAATAAATATGCTTGCCTGCCTTACTGAAATTATGGTGGAGTGTGAATTCAAATGACTAAACTAAAAGCACAAGTAAAGTCCAGATTCTATTATGTGTTCTGGGGAATTGCTACCGTATCAGTTGTCTTTGGTCAACTTTATGTTGGTACTGGATATCGTCTACTGCATAACAGTATGCAAGAATTACTACAAAAGGTTGATGGAGTGCTTCTCCATGCCAACCCTGATAAAGGACCTAATTATCTCTGATGAAAGCACTGAAAACCCCTCTTCGTTATCCTGGTGGCAAATCTAAAGCCATCAAAACTCTGTCTGCTTGGTATCCCAAAGTCATCACAGAGTATCGTGAACCCTTTATTGGTGGGGGTTCGATTGCTATCGACGTAACAAAATCTAATCCAAGTATTCCTGTCTGGATTAATGATCTGTATGTGCCTCTTTACAACTTTTGGGTGCAACTGCGGGATCGTGGTCAAGACCTCTCTGAGAGTGTCAGAGAGCAGAAAGAGAAGATGCTTGAGAGTGGCACCCAAGATGAGAAAGATAAGTTTGCAAGATCACTATTTGATCAGTATGCTGCTGAGATTGACACCTACGATGACTTTCATAAAGCAGTTGCTTTCTTCATCATGAACAAGTGCAGTTACTCTGGTCTGACTGAGAACAGCACTTTCTCACGCACTGCTGCTAACTCCAACTTCTCTTTAGTTGGTGCTGATAAACTAAAACAATTCTCTAATCTGATTAAACACTGGAAGATCACTAATATTGATTATTCTGAGGTAATGAATGCTGATGGTCCTGAGAATACTTTTGTATTCCTTGATCCTCCTTATGACATCAAAGACTTTCTTTATGGAAAGGGTCGTGAGATGCATAAATTATTTGACCATGAAGTATTTGCTCAGAACGTTTACAAGTGTCCTCACAACTTTATGATCACTTACAATGTAAATGAAAGACTTGAGGAACTGTATAAAGATTATCATCTTGAGTATTGGAAACTACGTTACTCTATGGTTCACCGTGGTGATAAGAATACTCAGGACAATGTAAAGACTGAACTTCTGGTCACTAACTATTCCCTTACTCCTAAAACACCACTGGAGGAGCAATGGAACTGAAAGATTGGTTGAACTCAATAAACTTTAATAAGGAAAATCTTATTAAAGAAAACCCCGATATCGTTAAACAATACCCTCCATATATTGTTAATCGATGTCTGTCTGGACACCTTGATTGCGTCATGTTTGCCAACGAAATGAACAAACATCATTTCTTAGACAAAGATATGCAATATTCATTTTATCTAAATACTTTGAGGAAAAAGAAGAGATTCTCTCCTTGGCTCCGAAAGGATAAAGTCCAGGATTTAGAATGTGTCAAACAATACTATGGATATAGTAATGAGAAGGCATCACAGGCTCTGAAAATTCTTACCAAAGAACAACTTAACTACATTAAACAACGACTTGACATTGGAGGAACAAAATGAGTACTACGGTTGAACCTACAGTACAGTGGTCTCAAGATCAAATGGTGGAGGTGCTTTTGAATGAACCTGATGACTTCCTGAAAGTTCGTGAAACATTGACACGTATTGGAGTAGCATCACGAAAAGAGAAGAAACTCTATCAGTCTTGCCACATTCTGCACAAACAGGGAAGATATTTTATCGTTCACTTTAAGGAATTGTTTGCCTTGGATGGTAAACATGCTAATCTGACTGTGAATGATGTGCAGAGACGTAATAGAATCACACGTCTGTTGGAAGATTGGGGACTTATCTCTGTAGTAAAAGAGGACTCCGTATCCGACATTGCACCTCTGAACCAGATCAAAGTCCTTGCATACAAAGATAAGGGTGAGTGGATCTTGGAGCAGAAGTATAACATTGGCAAGAAAGGAAAGAACCAGGAAACCGAATAAATCATTAGACCCTTGACAAGGGTCTTTTTTATGCTATGATATGGGGGTAATTGAGACACCTCACATCGTCATGGACTCTCCCCGATACAGTCAGGGACCTATCTCCAATTTTCCCGTTTCTAAACCAAAAACAAAAAAGAAAACTTCTAAACTTGGGTGGCATTTGCTAAACAAAACAGGACAACAGCATGGCATTTTCATTCCAGGAGAAGCACGTCAGTGCCCCAAAACTTGGTCTCTACATAAAATTATCAAGAGGAGTGTTGATCAGAGAGTAAATCCTGAAACGGGAGATGTTGGATTTTACTATTGGATTAACAACTATCAAAAGGGATATGGTCCTGATAAGGAAACCGAATAAAAAAGTAGGGGTAACAACACCCGCTTTTTTTGTGTTTGTTGTATAATTAGTAGTGGATGCCGAATGGGTCCACACAATCAAATCTCGCTTTAAAAGGAGAAGTACAAATGGGAAACCTTACACGTTATAGTGCTGCGGATCTGCCTGCCTTGCTAGATCGCATAAATAAGAATAGCATTGGTATGGATGAATACTTTGGTAGGTTGTTTGATCTGCACGAAACAACTACCAACTATCCGCCATATAACCTAGTGACAGTTAGCAATGTAGAGTCTAGACTGGAACTAGCACTAGCAGGATTCAAGAAGAAGCAAGTAAATGTCTACACACAAGACGGAAAACTCTTTGTCGAAGGACAAAGAGAAGATGGAGAAACTGGAACAGAATACGTCCATAGAGGAGTGGCTCAAAGATCTTTCACTAGATCATGGACCCTCAGTGACGAGACGGAAGTTAGATCAGTTAGCTTTGAGGATGGGTTGCTGAGTATCACACTTGGTAAAGTAGTTCCCGAAGCACATAAGAGAAAGGACTGGTTCTAAATAATATTGAATATCGTCGCCGCAAGGGGAGTTCCTGGCAAAATCCAGGTTGACTCCCCTCTTTTTTATTGCTAGAATATATGGAGGTTAAACTGCGTTATGACAATTAAATTATTAGTCTTGAAGTCTGGTGAAGACATGATTGCTGATGTTAAGGAAATGGCATACGGTGAAGATGATAACAAAAGAGTAGTTGGATATTATCTTAATAAACCTTGTGTTATTAAGATGAGGAATCCAAATCAAATTCCAGAATTGCAGGATGGTGTAACTAAGAAAGCTGGTTTTGAAGTTTCTTTATTTCCTTGGATTCCTCTTTCTGCTGAAGAAACTATTCCTATTCCATCTGACTGGGTTGTAACTATGGTTGATCCAGCATTCAAACTAAAAGAAATGTACATCGAGGACATTGTAAAATATGGAAAAGTCATCAAAGATAATCAAGGCGATTCTACTGACGAACAATCAGATTCTGATCAGTCAGATTGATGAGGTAGGAGCAGACATTGGTCAACCAGATTGCAAGTTGACCAGTCCATTCCTTTATAAAGAAGATGGGACTTTAGAACCTTGGTTAATTAATGTTTCCCGTCAAGATGTTTTTATGATTAGTTCTGATAAGATTATGACTCTTACGGAACCTATGCCCACCCTAGTTGAAAAATACGAAGAACTTACTAAGTAATGCGTTTCTATACTAATGTTCAGTTGATTGGTAATCAGTTCCTCGTTCGGGGAGTTGAAAATGGTAGGAGGTATGAACACAGAGATGAGTTCTTTCCTACTCTGTATGTGAAATCTAAAAGAGATTCAAAGTATCGGACATTAAGTGGAGAACCTGTAGAAGAAGTGCATCCTGGCACAGTTCGGGACTGTCGTGAGTTCTACAAGAAGTATGACGATGTAGATGGGTTTGAGATCTATGGAAATGATCGATACATCTATCAGTACATCTCTGAAAAATATCCTGAGGATGAGATCAAATTTGATATCAGTCAAATCAAACTCGTAACTCTTGATATTGAGACCACTGCTGAGCATGGATTTCCTGATGTAGAATCTGCACAGGAAGAGATTCTTGCCATTACAATTCAGGACTATACTACTAAGCAGATTATTACTTGGGGAGTCAAACCTTTCATCAACAAACAAAAGAACGTCACATATCATTACTGTCCCACAGAACAGGAACTTCTGAATCACTTCATCAACTATTGGATGCAGGATGTCCCTGATGTTGTGACTGGATGGAACGTTCAATTGTTTGATATTCCTTATATCTGCAAACGACTCAATCGTGTGTTGGGTGAGAAGTTGATGAAGAGATTATCTCCTTGGGGTCTTGTCACTGAGAATAAAATCTTTGTCAAAGGCAGGGAACAACTCAGTTATGATGTTGGTGGATTGACTCAACTTGATTATCTTGACTTGTATAAAAAGTTCACTTACAAGGCACAAGAATCATATCGTCTTGACTACATAGCTGAGGTGGAGTTAGGTCAAAAGAAACTTGATCACTCTGAGTTTGATACCTTTAAAGATTTCTATACTAAAGGTTGGCAGAAGTTTATTGAATATAACATCGTTGACGTAGAACTTGTT